CGTACCGTATTGAGCTTTAAACATAGACTTATATAAGTCTAGGTCTCCGTTATATATTTCGTTAAGGAGTCCGGCGTCTTCTTTTTCCAAATCTCTAAGAGTTCTACCAGCTACTCGAGCGGCTAGACCTTCCGGCTTAGCGCCTTCGTCGGTGTTATTTATTTGGTTAGTGATGTCTCCGGCTGGGGTTACCACGCTAGCCACTAAAGCCTCGGCGCTAGCAAAATCCGTATTTGCCATACTAGTTAGAGACTCGCGGGCGTCCTCGCCAAATTTACCGGCCTCGATAGCGCTATTAACAAACGCCTCCACCTTAGCGGTATGCGCTTCGGTTGCTTCGTTCTGTAGTCCTTCGATAGCTTCTATAACCGCCTCTTTAGTAGAGTCCTTAGTAAGGTTAAGAGCTTCGGCTATTTCCGCGTTAGCGTTTTTATTTTGTAGGGCTTTTATAGCCTCTACCACTTCGTCGGTATTAGCGCTATTCTCTAGGCCCAAAAGAGCTAAAATAGATTTGTCCATTTTTTCCGGTTTTGATTCTGTTAAAAGATTATTATAAAAATTATATAGGCCCTCCTCGGTTAGGTTCTTAACTTGGTCGGGTCCGTTTTTTGTCGTTTCGATTATGTTACCAGCTTCGACCATACCAGCGGCCACGGCTTCGGTAGCGTCGAAAAATGTAGTAAGTTCCATTAAGGCGGTAACGTCCTCTTTAGTCTTATTCATTTTAGCGGATAGTATAGTCGCCAAAGAATTAGTGAAAGCCTCCTTAGCTTTATTAGCTTCGGCGTCTTCTTTAATAGACTTAGGTAAGTGGATCATAACTATAGCGTGGTCGGCCATAAAGACGTTAGTACCATTTAAGAAGATAGGCGTAGCAATGCTAGCGGCCATACCGTCGTTAAAAGTATTAACCTCTATACCTTTTTCCTTTACCAAGCTGATAGCATTAAATATATTAATGCCTTCCATAAGATTGCCTCCGGGGCTGTTTATCCTTATGTTAATAGCCTTGGGCCCCATTTCCGCAATAAAAAAAAGCTCCTCAATAAATTGAGCGCTATTAATTCCTTTGCCTTGGTTAGGGTCTCGGCCTATCATATCGTAAAGGAGGAGGTCTACGTCCTCGCCTTTAATAAGCGCTTGGTTTTTTATATACTGGAGTTTGGCTACTTCCACGACATAAATATAAAAGGCTTTTTATTTACACTAATATTTTATAGCTTTGTTAATCCGTCAATACAATAACTAGTATAATATGCAGAGGGACCAAAAGCGGCTTAAGGCCCGTAAGGACTACGTCCAAGACCGAATTAAAGCAGAGACCAAAAAGACTAAAAAGACTATAGACCAAGTCGTCCGAGATATAGCGGACGAGCTCTTCCTAAGTGTTAACACTATTAATAAAGACTTTTACGGCTACCGTAAATACTAAGCTTAACGTATGGCTAAACAGAAAACAAAACCTAAAGCGGTTAAGAAGACCTCCGCCCCTAAAAAGACTAAGGCTAAGAAGCCTACCCCAAAAGCTAAACCTAAGACCAAAGCCTCCACTAAGAAGGATAAGGCCGAGGACGGTAAATTTACTAAGGGTCGTAAGAAGACCGGCGGGCGCGAGAAGGGCGTAAGTAATAAGGTAAACCGAGACCTCCGCGAGCTACTAGCCTCGGCTATGTCGGGCCACGTTGCGCTCCTACCTGAGTATATAGACTCCATAAGATACCCGGAGGATAAGGTCGGGGCTATAGCTAAGGTCCTCCCTTATATTATGCCCCGGCTTAATACCGTGGACCTTCAGATAGCGGACGACATAGGCCCGCGTACTATTACTATCACTCCAGTAGAGAAGATAAAGGCTTAGCTTATTTAATTTTAAAGTAGTCCATTAAGGACTTAGTAATAGCGGCCCTCTCGGTATTGTTTAGGACCTTACAAAAGGTAGCTAAGTAGTATACCTCACCCGTTAAGAAGTTCGACGTATTGGCCCTACTACCTAGGTATAGAGTCCGGTCCCCGAATTTGTCGGAGTTGTCGCTATTAAACGCTCGTACTTGTAGCGGGTCGTATAGTCCGTTAATGTATATACTAGCCTCGTCTAAGGACTTAGTCTTGTCTAGGACCGGGTTAAATATAAATAGCTTGTCCTCCGGCGGGTCCACGTTATCGGTATTACTTATACCTACCGCACCTTTTAAGCTTATACCTAGCTCGCTACTCCCGTCGTAATTAATGTTAAAACTATCCTCTTGGCTGTTAAAATTACTACTTAATTCTAGTATAGTCTTAGACGTATTTAAGGGCGCCTTCATAACTATAAAGAAGTCGAGCATATCGTAGGCGGTTAAGTTTAAGCTCGTAGTCGTGCGCATACCTTGGCCGCCGACAAAGTCCAAATAGTTATAGTTTCCGCTAGTCTTAAGCTCGGGCCTTTTGCTCGCGCTGGTTTGCTCGAAGGCAATGCCGGATATTAAGCTAGTAAGTAGCGAGACCTTACCGGAGGCTAGGACTACGAGGCTATCTACGTTAGGGTTAAATATAAAAACGGTACACGGTAAAGAGTTAGCGAGGACCGGGTCCTCCACCCCTGTATTAATAGCGTGGTTAGTTTTAAAGACTTGCTTATCTACCTGTATATCTATAGGGTTAGCTACCTCTAAATAGTCGCTCCGGTTGTTAGCGGTCTCGTCTATAATAACAGCTCTATAGATTTGCTCGAATATTTCGAGCTGGTCGTGGTCGGTATCTTGTACATACTCTATACGAGTAAGCGCTCCGCCTTCGTCCATATAGTCCTTAATATATCCTTGGAGGAGGGCGTGGACCTTATCGCCGAGGTCGAAGGCCTTGCCGCTATCGTCGTCGAGGTAAGACTCGAAGACGTGGCGGACTGTTATAGTAACCTCGCCCCGTTGGCAACCGGTGGCGCCGTCTTGCCACTCGGCCGAGTAGCTAAGGTATATAGCGGGGTAGCTTATAGCCTCCTCTAGGTCTAGGTTATCGAGTTGGCTATTATAACGCCTTACGGTATTTATACCGGCCAAAGCTAAGAGGTCGGTAGTTAAATCGGTATGTAACTTTTTAATACTCATCTTTTTAATGTTCTTTTAATACATAGGTTAAGCTCTTGTACTATTGTCTTACTAAGCTTATTTCTAAGGAGCTTGCTATCTCCTATAAATTTCCGCTCCGGTTGTCCGCCTTTGCCTTCGTTATGTATAGCGGCGTATCTTATGCCTCGAGTCCCTACCGTTACCCGGGTAGCTGTTCGCTCTTGGACCCTTATACTATTCCTTAGCCTTCCGCTCTTTACTAGAAGCGCTCGGCCGGCGTCCTTGTTTCCCTTCCTTGGCCTCCACTTCTTAAAGCTCCGGTCGCTAAATCCTCCGCGGCGGTAGTCTCTTAAAAAGAAGTTTTTAGCGTCTTCGCCTAGGGCCTTCGGTAGTATCCTCTTACAGCGGTTAAAGTTATTACGTAAAGGCCGTAAGTCCAAGCGGTCCTTAGCCATTTTTAGACCCTCCCTTCTTAACGTCTATTTTAGGCTTGGCTGGATTTTCCGGTATAGGTAGCCCAAAGTTTTTACTAGCTACGTCCTTAGACGCGGAAGGGACGGTAGTAAAATAGGGGTGAGTCTTATTAAAGATTACCTTAGACTTACCCGGGTTATTATTGAATAACTTAGGTAGGTCCGGGCTATTTGATTTAGTTATTTTAGTCTCCTTTGGCTCGTCTCCGGCTCTTAACTTCAATACTCTACAGCGACAATTCCACCCGTTAGGCGGGAGGTATTGGTCCCAAAATTTAGAGCTTACCGGCTGGATAACTCCGTCGAGTCTTGCGTGGTCGTCTCTTACGAGGAGGTCGCCGACTGTAAAATATTCTAGGAAGGGGGTAGCCTCCTCGTCCGCTTTAATGTCGAGCCACTCCCGGCCGGATCGCGACCTAGCTATAGCGGTGTTAAATTCGGCCTCTAGCCAATTAAGATTATATTGTGCGTGGACCTTAAGGGCGTCGTCTTTAAAATCAGCAAAGGGACGGACGAAGCCGTCGGCGTCTACTACAAAGGACTGTAAGCTCTTAACCTCTTGGAAGGTTTTAGCCCCGCTAAATATATGAGTATTTACTCGGAAGTCCTCGAGGAGGTCGAAGTCCGGGCTTACTATATCGAGGTCCCCGAAGTCGGCGCCAAAGCCTTTTTTAACTCCGGTAAAAAGCCGGTCGGCTATCTTGGTATATAGGTCCAAGGGCAAGGCCGATACATTTATAACGCCGGTATATATCTTATTAAGTAGGTCCTCCAGCTCGTCCTCGCCTAGGACATTAGTAAAGGACTCTAGGCGCTCCTCGTCTGTTATAATATCGAGGAAGGAAGTATCCTTATTAAAAGGCTTGTATAAGTTGGATAGGTTACTTAGCTCCGTCCTTGTTATCTCCGTATATAGCCCGGAGTTGGCTAATAGCTTTTTTCCCGGCGCCCCCTCCGAGACGCTAGCGAGTAGCTTATTTTGCATTGTAGTAATTTCCTCGTCGCTTAACCCGTTGGTATCTATACCGGCTAGCTCGGCCGCCTTACGTACCGGGAGCCCGGAGGCCGTGGCTTCCTTCATTGTCTGTAATTTGGTCCTAAGAGCTTTAAGCTCGTCGGCCCCGGCGTCGGTTACCGGAGGAAA